GTAGTGGCTTCTGAGGTGACAGCTGCAGTAAGTGTGTTGTTGTTAGAGGTTACTGTAGCAGCTAATGTATTTCTGGCAGTAGCTTCTGCAGTTAATCCTGTTGTGTTTGCTGTTGTTCTTGTATCAAGGTCTGTAATTTGAAACGCTTGTGCTGCCACTGCTTCTCCCAGAGAAGAGTAATCACCAATCTTTTGCCAGTAAACAGTGTTGGTAGGTAAGTTGCCGGTTGTAGTAGATAGAGCCCTGTACAAACCACCACTGTATTTTACAATAGCACTGGCAGCATATGTTGTTGCGTTGTTATAGTCAGGCGTACTTGACAGAGTTGCTATATCTGCTTGTATAGTGGCAATTTGTACATCAATGCCGGTTATTGCAGCAACCCGGTTATTAGTTTCAGTAACAATATTTGCTTGTCTGGTGGCTGCTTCCGCTGCAATAGCCGCAGCCCTGGCTGTTGCTTCTTGTGCAACTTTATAAGCAACACTGCCAACTACGTTTCCGGCTGCATCAATTAAATTAATTCTTGTGCCAAGGTCTGAAAACAATTGACTTTGAGTTATAGAGTTAGTCAGTATTTCCAGAAGAGCAGCTAACCCTGTAACTGAAGAATCGCCTGTATTGACAGATGTAATAGGTATAATTAAAACATCTAAATCAATGGCAGTACCCGGATCTATTAACCAGGTACCTCCTGATGGCTTTGTTGTACCCGCATAAAACTTTATTAGTCTGCCGCCAAGATTTGAATAAAATAAAAACTTAGTAGTATTAAAACCAGTTGTGGCATACCATGTGTAATCTGCTGGATTTACGCTTTCAGTAGTTGAATTTGAATTGTATATACCCCAATATATTTTGTTAGTCGGCACATCTGAAAGTCCTGTTCCAACATTATCAGTTGCATATTTAATATGTATATACCTGTTGGCAAAGGGTATGCCTACCAGAGGATCAGCGGGAACACTTGACCCTGCCGATGATGCAGTAGCTTCTGCATGACCTAAATAAAGTTGGTATAAAAAATAATCTACTTCTGCATTACCTGTAATTGGGGAATTAATCATATCACCTCCTATCTGCTGGCTTAGCGTCTATTGCAAGTGTTGCAAGTCTCCAATAGTCATTTGCTGTTATCCTGTAATTCATTACTCTGCCGTTAACTCGGGGATCTACTTTGTAACCTTGTGATTTTTGATTGTTAGGTAAAAATGTAAATGTATCTTTTAAATCAGGATCGTCAGTTGACAAATCAACGTTATCAATATAATTATTTTGTCCGACTACTCTGATAGTAATATTTGAGTTTCCTGGTACCTGATCAAAGATAGGATATATTGAGGAGATAATTGAACTACCTGTTAAATCACCTGTATTTAATTTTTTCTTTTCAAGGTAGGAAGTATAAGCCGCAAGAGCAGTGCCATTCCACATCAAATAATTATCATCGGTGACTAATGTTTGAGTGGTGGTAGTAGTCATATACAATACTTCTTTGGCGTATTGAAAGGTTGAACTAATATTTTTAGGCCCAAGAAAAGAATATGTGTTGTTGACTAATGTTCTTTTAGACCATGTGTTATTTTTATACTGGTAAATAAGTGCTTCATTGCAAACAGTTGAACCGCCTTTAGGGTAGCATATCCAAATCTCTTTGTTGTAAATGTTTTTAACAACGTACACTTTATCTAAATAACTTTTGTTGAGATTGTCAAAGAAATAACTTTTAATTCTGAATTCAGCAAGAGACTGTATGCTGCCTGTTCCGTTATGAGCGTAAATATCATTTTTATCAACAACAAAATGGTAGCCATCAAATTCACATACACAATCAGTATTTAAGATACCGTAAGATTTGGAATAATTTGTTACCCTGGTGGCAATACCAATAGATAAAATACTGATACTGTCCGAAGAATAAACAAACATATTACCTTTGAGATCCAGCATATCTAAGATAGGGCTTGTTGAACTTAACTCAAATTCATCTGCTGTGTCTGTAGTTAGTCCGGGTAACCATATGCTTGGAATAGCGCCTGTCCCTGCTTGCGCTGATATACGAATAGTTCCCGGAGCACTGGTAACTGTTGCTCCCACAGTAATAGATAAGTTAGCTGCTATAAGAGAATAATTAAGTGACCTGATAACTTTAGCTGTTACAGTAGTTCCACCTGTGTAATTCCAGCCCGGCAATGGTTGAAAGGTTGTACCTGCTACGGGGTCACCATACAAGCAATAGAGGGGTGTTGATTTACCGTTATTTATGACAACGCTAAATCCCCCATTAAATAGAGTAGCTTGCCAGTCACTGCTGCTGTATTGAGCATCGGCAGAGTTAAGCATAACTGACGCACTACACGCAGCGTCTACTCTGACAGCATTACCATTGCGAATAAATATATTATACCCTTGATCAGGCCTTTTCCAGTGTATGCCAAAGTCAGGTGCCACACTAACTGTGCGGCCTAAGGCTTCTCCTGTTATTGTTTCTGCTGCATTGTTGTTGAACCTTACATTTAAGCAGTCTGTAAATGTATTCATAGGAACCAAAAGAGGGGGTAGGTCTGTATTTAAACCGCCTTGTCCTAAGTCTTTAATAGGCTCTGCCATTATATCTCCCTCCTAAAATAATAAACATTCAGCTTGCCTTCGCAATTCAAGCCCTCTTAAAACTTTACCACCACCTTTTGTCCACAACATTAACTGATTTTTACTTTCTTCCCAATCTTGAATATTTATTTTGCGTCTGAGAGTAGAAGACTTTAACCTGCCAACACCAAGGTTGTAGGTAAAATCAACAATAGCATTAAGTTTATCTTCTGATTCAATTAAACGTGGGCATAAGCTTAATACACCCGGCAAATAAGTATGTTGTAACTCATGCATCAATAATTCTTTTGCTTGCGTGACGGTAATTGACGAATCTTTTAAAGTAACTTTTAATCCATTACTGTAATAAGTGCTGCCATATCCGATAGTAGGTACTCCTGCAGGACACAGGTAAGGGCTACTTTTAAACCCTTCAAATGTCTTACAAAGTAAAAAAGCTTTATTTAAGTTCATTTCTATTAGGTACCGACTAAACGTTGACCCCATGACCTTTTAAGAAGTCAAGAAGAACATACCCAGCACCAATAAAAAATGCCCACACCAAACCAACTAGTGTTTTTTCTATAATAGCTTTACGCAATTCAATTGATTGTGCTTCCTTTTGTATGGCCATCCTGACCCATCGTTCTTCATCTTCGGATAATGTAGAAGTTCTTTTATTAAGTGCTTCAATAATATCCGCTATAAGTTCTTGACGTTCTTCTGTTTGCATTATTTACCCCTTTTAAATAGGGCGCGATCTGCAAGGTAAATACCAAGAGCAGCACTACACAATGTCCAACCATTGTCATCTAGAATCCAACCCATATTGGCAAAGTTAATAGTGATCATTACGATGGCCCATGTTGCAACTAAAGGTCTGATAACACCATTCCATGCATCAATAAACCAAATACCTACTGTCTTGGTTGTGCCTTTAACTGCCTCAAGCCAAGCATCTGTTTCAATAACTGCTACATTAGCATCCCCCTGTTCCTTTACTATTTGAATGTTAAGTCCTGCCTGGGTCTTCATAGACTCAAGGTTACGGGCATGTGTCTCTGCATCCAGTGCTCCATGAACTTTGAGCAAAGCTAATTCATGGTTATTATCCTGCTTTTTATTAAGGAAAGAAGAAATCTCTCCCCACAGCATTCGAAAAATTGAACCCCCTAAAAACGATACTAATGCTGATATCATTATTCCTTCCCCCTTTTATTAAAAAGTTCAAATATTGTTTTAATTTTTTCTTCCATGACTGCTACTCTTAAATCAAGCTTAGACAAGACTATAATCAAAGTAATTAATGCCAAAAGAATAGGCCAACCTTTAGTTAACATATCAAACAATTCCATATTAGTACCCCGCTTTTGTTCTTGCTTCTACCTCATAAGGACTGTTGATGTAACCATATCGTATCAGGTAATAGAAAATTTTTATTGTCCATAAAAAAGCCCCATCACGTTCAATTTGAGTTACATGAACAGCCTCATGAGCTTGCAAAAGATAATTCGCCTCTTCACCGGGTCTGCAATACACCGTTTTCCACGGCATTGTTATCGCCAGTGCATTGGCAAGTTTCAAAAACCATAAAATGAGAAGGGGCGCAGTCTTCATACGGCCTCTGCTTCTACCTTTTCAGGTTTTTCCAAATCATCTTTGAGTAGCTTCAGAAAAGAATCTTTGCCTACCATAAGTTGTTGCAGTTGAAATTGAGTAGAACTAATTTTACGATCAAGATCTATGCAATGATTAAATAACAATATTTGTTGTTCGGTGAAAGTGGAGGCATCGTGTTCAATGCCATCAATAGTTACAATTTGGGATTTTTTGTTTTCCATTTTGTTTTCCTTTTAGTATGCTGCCAAGAACAAGTGGCAGCGTCTTGTTTAATTAGACCAAGGTGTGCCGGTCGATGTTACTGGGTTCTTCTGTGACTCGATCTGTGTTGCCAGAGAAGCTTCGACAGCTTCCTTATCAACACCCGATGCCCAGCACCAATCCAGCACCTCCTGCATAGTGACAT